AGCCAACGCTAACATTTTTTCGTATTCCATCAATTACATCTTGCAAGACCTCCTGTGCCAATGGATTTTTAGAAAATCGTGCCGTCGTATAGCCTCTTTTTACAGAGCCATCAACCCAAGTTTTTTCAAGAACTCCAATTTGCTTTGTTGGGTCGTGGTCAAGTAATAGTGGTGCCCCGTCCATTCGAGACAAATCAACTGAATCTGGACTGTGGTCTAAAGTCTCCATTCCGAACCATCTTTCAACAGGCTCTTCGGAGCTAAAAGGAAAGGTAATTGTTCTTTGCTCTTGGTTTATATCCTCTGCCCTTATTTGGAAATTTCTTTTTTCAATTTCCGTTTTGATTGTTTGGCTCTTGGCTTTGGTCTGTTCCTGCTTCGCCATTTATACCCCCTTGCGCCTCTTGATTCATAGGCGGTGGTGTTATTTTTTTACTTGTTAAAAGGCTCAAATCTATGCCGTATTTTTCGGCGAGTGCCTTTTCTTCTGCCATTTGAATTAATAAATCTTCGAAATCTATTCCTTGCTCGGCCAAAATTTGGGTTCTGGTTGTTAGCCCGTTGTCCATTTCTAAAACCTTGCCTTGCGCGTCTTTCAAAGGGTCAACCCAACCCCAACGCCTCGCCTGCCATTTTATACTGGTAAACCTTTTAATATCTGTATATGGTATGCTTACTTGGTTAGATAAAATAGCAAAAGGCAACCATTCATTATAAACTCTATCTAAAAAATTACTTATAAACCACTCTTGTATGTCCTTCCAAAATTCCCTTACTTCCAACTCAGAGGCTCTTAAAGAAGAATAGTTTACACTTTCATAGTCATTAGCTATGGTATTATATGCTCCGCCTATTCCCGACGAAATACCCCTCAATAAAGCTTTGTTGAAATTCTCAAATTGGGTATTCGGGCTACTTGGGTTAAAAGGCTTAAAATCAACGCCTGGTGGTAATTTCTCTAATATTCCTGGTTCAACCTCTGATATTATTTCGCCATTTTCTTCTTTATCGCCTGTATATTCCGCGCCCTCTAAACTCTGGGTAAAAAAGCCCATTTTTGCCGAGCCAATTCTTGCACCTACAAGCTCCGCCTCTTCGTATGCTCCAAGCATTCGGAGCTTAATTATTGCCGAAACAAACCACGGTATCCCTCTGGTCTGGGTAGGTCTTTCTCGCATAAAAAGGTGTATCATTTCTTCTGCGGGTATTCTTATATGTTTAACACCTTGCGTGTTTAAATCATACGGGTATCTATTAAACAGCCAATAGGCAACAGGCTTTCCATAGCCATCTTTTTCAACGCCCATTACTATGGAATTCCCATTAGGCAAATCTTCGTAGAGCTTTTCGTCCAACAAATCGCTCTCTAAAATCTGTAGCCCAAAATTAAATGGGTTATCGTATCCCTTAACTATTCTTATCAAAACCTCGCCATCAACGGCAACCCTTCGCATTGCCAACTTGCAAATATCTCTAAAATTAGAGCCGTCAACGCCCGCTACCTTGCCCCATTGTATCCAAGCTTGCTCGACTTCGGTATTTTTATCTGAGTCAGGCAAATTCTTATATTTAGTTTTAGCTTGGCACTGGAGTTTAACTCCATTGTGGCCTATTATATTTTGCTCAACCTCTCTGAGAAACTTTCTTGCATAGTCATTATTTCTCTCGAGGTCTCTTGTTCTCGCTCTTAATCTATATAACGCCCACCTTAAAATATTATCAGCGGATAGATTTGTTGTAAACCAATCAGAGGTAAGCCTATTAGCTATTGCCCCTTGATAATATCTTTTAGATTTTGCAATCTTTTGGGTTTCTTCAAACGCTCTACTTTTTTTAAAGATATCTAATATGCTCAATTAAACCCTCTAAAATTAAACCAATTATTAACATCAGAGACAAATCTTACCTTAATTTGGTTACTTACTGGCTCCAACCCTTTCGCTTGCAACTCTTGCTTATAAAGAAATTTGTATCTATTCCACTGCTTAAATAATTCTTCGTGAGTCATACTAACCAACTTTTTATCGCCTAGTGAATATTCTTTCTCGCTTCTCGACGCTCGCCCTTCAATTACTGCCTCTATCGCGTCCAAAACTTTTTTAACGTGGCTTCGGTCATCGACAGGGTTGGCATAGGGGTCTGGTAAGATATTTATTTCGCCCAAAAATACTGTGTTAACTTCTGTGCCTTTAGCAAACCTCAAAACAACTTGGTATTTACCCGCCACCCAAGAGCTATTTGTTAAGGCCGTAAAATAGTATACATCTTCGATAATCGAGGCACTAAAATGGTAGGTATCTTTAGAATTATAAAAAATTACGATTGCCGTCCAACCATTTAAAGGACTATATTGCCCATTGGTATCTATTTGTGTTATGTCAAAAGTGATTGTGTCGCCTGCATAGGCTTGCAAGGGTAGCATATTTACCCCCTCTTTGGTTTGGGTTATTATATCAAAATAAAAAGTAAAAATCCACTACCAACCATTAAGCCAAGAGCTTTTTCGCGCTTTTTGTTTTAATGGCTTTTTATTATTTGAATCGCCTTGCAAAGGGTTGGGTATTTCGTCAAATTTTGCTTTTAATTTCTCGAGGTTGTTAGATTCTTCAGCTTCTTTTAACAAATTCTGCTCAATTTTATCAAAATTGGGTTGCAAAACCGTTATGGCTGCTAAATTATAGCACCAAAGGTCTAAAATTTCGTTCCTATCTCTTATTTTTACATACTCTTTAACAGAGAAACCTTTTATTTGTTTTATAATAGGCCTTTCTGCTAAGAGTTGCTCGAAATATTCATCGTCGCAAGACTTATTAAAGTGTATAAATCCGTTGCCAGGTGTCTCTATTTTAAGCCTTCCGAATAATACATCTTTAGCCGAAAATGTTCCAATAGGAAACATCTTTACACCTTCACGGCCGACAAGTCTTGCTCTGTTTACAATCGGGGCTCCAAAAACACCAACGCCTTTTATTGCGTAAACCCTTCGCGGTTGTCTTGGCTTTACATACTCATAGACTTTCTTAGTCATATAACCAGAGTCAATAAGACAAGTGGTTATTTTTAACAGGGCACCGTCTTCCCTTTTAAATGTTTTAACTAAATAGTTGTCTATACCTTCCCACGGCACATTGGTATAAGAATAGCCGTAAATTATTTTGTGCTCTATATGCCACGCTTCTTCGCCTTTGCCCCAACCAACAACCAAAACCTCGAGCCTATCCTCTTGGACATCAACGCTTGCGGTCAACAATAAAACCTGTTTAGGCACTTCTGTGTAAAACTCTATTCGCTTTTTAAAATACTCATTTGTCAACCCGCTTACATCTTCTTCCTCGTAAGGTAAGCCCATTGAGGTATTAACAAAAACCTTCCAAGTTTCAACATTTTGCTTTGCTTCGTCCATTTTAGAGGCCAACTCTTTAAAACTAACCCACGGGGAATAAAGCTCATTCATATAAAACCCCGCCACTTTGCCCTGTTTCCCTTCGGCTATCCACTCGCCCCCTTTTACCATTTCAAGCTTATCATTATCGGTCAGCCTCGCTCCGCAATGTGGGCATTGATAATAAGCCGTAGAATAATCGTTATCGTCCCATTTAAAATAGTCAAAAGATAAAGTTTGCTTCGCCCCGCAAACAGGGCATTTTACAAAATACTTTCTTTGGTCCGAGTTCTTATATGCAAGCTCAATTCTCGATAACCCTTTTAAGGTAGGGGTAGAGCATACCACTATTTTGCGATTCCAAAAGGTTGTTGTTCTTTTAATAGCCAAACTCAATGGGTCGCCTTCCGCCCCCGCGCTTATAGGGTATCTATCAACCTCATCTGCAAGTAACACCCTTACAGGCCTTGCGGACAAACTCGCTGGGGAGTTAGCCCCCGCTATTGCCAAATACCCGCCCTCGAATTTCTTAAATAAAGTTTTTTCGTCAGGGTTACGGCTCTTTACTGGGTGGAGTATTTTTTTTAATGCTTTTGTATCTCTAATCATTCCCGTCAATCTCTCTTGCGAAAATGCCTTTGCCATATCTAAGGTTGGTAATATAAACAGGGTTGGACTTGGCTCATACTGCATAAAATACCCGAGAATATTTTCAAGGATAGAGGTCTTGCCAACTTGTGCACTACTCATAATTACAACTTGCTCTATTTCGGGGTCGCTTATCGAGTCCATTATGCCCCTTTGGTATTCTGCCCGCGATGTATTCCAACGCCCCGCCTCTGCCGATATCTCAGGGCTTAATACTCTAAATCTATCAGCCCATTGGCTCGTCGTCAAATTCGGCTTCGGTAGAAATACTCTTGTTGCCTTTCTGATAGCTAATGATATCGCGGTAGGTTTTGACATCAGAGAGCTCCTTTTCTATATCTTTTGTTATACTCTGGGCTTTTAATTTTACAATATTTATATCTTTAGGGTCTTTTAAGAGATATGCTACCTCTGAGGCTATTCTAACAGGTATAGCGTCAATTTTAGATTTTACCATATAAAACACATCGGTCAAGGCTTGTCTTACTAATTTTGCCTCGATTAAACTTCCCTGTAAACTTCTGAGCTCCATTTTTCTTATTTCTGCCTCATAATTAGTTAGCCTCGTTCTTTCTTCGGTAAGACTAAGACTTCCCTGCCCATCAGCTCGCTTTTTATAATAATCAATCACAAACTTGCAAGCCTGCACAAAATCAACCTTGTTTTTTACTACCTGTGGTCCATTTAACTCATTAGATAACTTTCTAAACCACCTCGAGGACATCTTAAAAACTGGTAGAGCCACTTCTTCGATATCAACTAACGGCATTTTAAATCCCCCTTATTGGAACTACTATAACTGGGTTATAGTCAAATATTTTTCTAACCTTTTTAGAACTATGGCTTTGACTGCTCGTTCCCTGATGTATAATCTTAGAGCCCCACTTTTTTTGTAATATATCGAATTGCCTTTTTTCTTCGTCAATATTTCGCATTACAGCACAACCGCCCTTATTTTCGCTTTGCTTTGTTACATAACAATAGCTATTTACTCTCAAGACAATTCTGTGTTTGTTTAACAATTGGACACATATGTCATAATCTTCTTTTAGTGGTATTCTTTCATCAAACCTCGTGCCATCGTCTTTAATAAAGCACATAAAAGGCGCGCCAACATACCTGGTGGTAGAAAATGGTGCATATTCATAATAGACTTGTTTATCGTTATTAATACTTACGCCCCACATTACAGCGCCCCAATCATAAGCTAAGATAGAATACTTTCTAACAAATATCAAGAAATTATCTTTATCGACAAGCTCCGCTTTGCCGTATTTCCATTTAAACAACCCTTTATTATCATCGTCTATCATTACAACCGCGTCAGTCTTATTTTTAAATTCGTAATCAAGAATATAATTTCGCACCCTTGCGATATTGCCTTGTATACCTTTGGGCAATTTAACAATCTCTTGCTCGGGGTTATATTTTTTATAGTCATCATATTCGGACTCGTCGACAAATAACTTTATAAAGGGGTAAATGTTTTTAGTTATTACATCTCTGGGCCTCTTATAGGAAGGCACGCAAACCGATATTTTTTTAGGAACCCAAAAATCCTTGCCAAACATTAGGACTGCCTCAACTTGTTTACTACTTCAGCGCCTTTCATAACCCGCCCAATGCCTATCTGTCGCCAACCTTCGTGGCTACTAAACGACTGCACTTTTTTAATCTCAACTAAGCTACAAAAATTAAGCCAATCTATCTCATTATCGAAATACAAAACTACATAATTATGCTCTTCGAGCAATTCTTCAGCGAATTCTAACTCTTTAGCCTCTTCTTCTTTTTTGTCGTAGAATATTCCCTCGAGCTCTTTATCAGAAAAGCCCGTTTCTTTTAGCAAATCTTGGTCGAATTCAGCAAGTAGTTTGGTTTCCCATTCGCCAATATTCTTATTGCTCCTTACGAGATACTCCATTGCCTCTGCTTCCGTTAAATCTCTGCTCGGCACTCTAACCTCGATTTCTTCGTCAACCCTGCCTAATTTCTTTAAAGCCGTTACTCGCATATTGCCCGCTATTATTCGGTTGTTTTGGTCGATTACGGGTATCTCGACTAAGTTAAATTTCTTAATGCTTTGCAATAATTGCTCCGCTTGAGTTTTAGACATTTTTCTCGGATTTTTTTCAAAGAATTTCAAATCCTTCACTAACCGCTTTTCAGTCTTCCAAAACAAATCTGACATAGAGCCTCCTTTTTATATATTTTGAACCGTAACAAAAATTTTGCGTAACTAAAGAAAAGCCACGGCTTTGCCCACCGCAAACGCCACCCCCTCGGCAAGGACCCGCCCGCATTTTTTAAACCCGCCCGCTACTACTTTTATTTAAGGCCAAGAAGGCCATTTGCTTTAACGTAGCGCTTGTCTTCGCATTTAAACAACTACTTATATTAACCACTATCATTAGAGCTCTTGTAGGTATGTTTATATGCCCTTTAGGGTTCATTTAGACAGCCCATTCTCTTTTATTAATCAAGGTAATATCTTTGCTCATTTAAAGCCCTTTTAACCCTCTTTATATAGACAGCCTGAAGTCTTTTATCGCTCGAGTGGTATAAGCCCACGGATTGCCATAAACTATAACCCTTGTTCATATTCTCTTTTAGGATATAACCAGCAATATTAATATTATTGCTATCATTTAAAAGGTCAACCTTAAAACCTTTATTTGCTAAGCTCTTAATCCACAGACTATTTATCTGCATAACTCCAACATCAAACGAGCCATTAGGGTTATTGTGTATTCTCTTTTTATATTCGCTCTCTACTTTCATTATAGCCCAAAATATTTTAGTGCTTATTGAATACTTACGGCTCGCATTATTTACATCTTGGTATATGCTCGCATTGGCTATCTTAAACAAGAATATAAATATTGTAACCACTCTAAAAAAGGACATCATTTACTTTTGTTCCCTTTAATCTTTTGTTAGCTATCTCTATATAGTTTAGCTCTTTTTCTATGCCTATGCAATCATAGCCCAAAATCTTACAAGCCACGCAAGTGGTCCCGCTACCAACAAAAGGGTCTAATACTAAGCCATCAGGGGGTGTAGCCAACTTTACAAGGTATTTAATTAACTCTAACGGCTTTAGGGTTGGGTGGTTATTCTCTATTAGCCCGTTAGCTGTTCGCTCGCTTTTGCTTGCTTTAGCACAATAAAAGAAACGAGAAGCATTGTCGCTTTGTTTATCTAACAACTCCGCCGACTCTTCGTCTAAAATTACATTAGCGGGAAAACGCCCTTGTAAATTAATTTCATTTTTACTACTTACAAAACCTACGACACCATTACTTTTTTGTCCCCTTGTTGGCAATTTATATCCGTTTACTAATCTATATTTAGGGTTAGTAGCGGGATTCGGTGTATTCTCAAAACCAATCCTACAGCCATTTATATTTAAACCCGCAACGCCCCATTTTAAAGCATTGTTGGCATAACTACCATCGTTTGGCTTTATAGCCATTACGATTGGTTCATATGCGGGTTTTAGTGCTGTTCCATATCCTTCCCATTCTTTAGCTTCTTGGGTTGCTGGTGCTGTTATGTAGCATTCTTGATTCAATGGAAATGTATTACCTTTACTACCAGCGGGGTGTGGGTGTTTACATATTATCTCTCTTTCGGCGCCCTTTAATTTATCTATCGCTTTAGAAATATCTAAACTTTTAGGAAAACCACCGCCCCTAAGCCACATTAAAACATCTTTAATCTGCCAGCCTGCGTCTTCCAATCCACAAGCTAACCTGTGAAATGTTCTTGTTCCGCCAAAACATAATAGGGTTGCTCCTGGTTTTGCTACTCTAAAAGCTTCTACAGCCCAAATTCTTGCCCATTCTTGGAACTTTTTTAAATCAGTTCCAAAATCGTCCCATTCTTTACCCATAAAAGCTAAACCATAAGGTGGGTCGGTTATTATTGTCGTAACATAGTTATCAGGAAAAGTTTTCATTACCTCAACGCAATCGCCTTGTATTATTTTATCCATTTTTATTGCCTCTAAATAATCCGAATTTAAAAATACGCATTTTATTGTAAATCGTATTTCTCTATATTGTCTTTAATAATCTTTACAAACCGTGGGTTGCACTTTACATAATATTTGCCATATATTAACGCACCCTTTTTAAAATCTTTAAAAACAGCCCCTCCAGTTTTGCCGTCATTATATCTAAATCGTGCTATCCCAATTAAAAGGAAACTCATTCCAATCCTATGTAAGGAAAGTATATCGTCTTTCTCTTTCTCTAATTTAAAAAACAATGGCCTGTATCCTAAATACTCTTCGACTGTGTAACTAATCCACTCAGGATAGTTTTGCTCTTCGGCTTTCAATAAAAGAAAGTTTAATATTCTTTGCTCCATTTGGCCTAGCGGGTGCTCTATTAAAATTATACCACCACCAAGTAAATCATCGTCAAAAGGTATTTTTATTGCCCTTTCTTCTTGATTATCAATTAACCCTTTACCTCTTGCCATAAATTACCCCCTTATATTTTTTTAGCCTTTTGTCTTTCGGCTTTTATTGCTTCAAGATAATCTGGTATGCTCCAATTTAACAAACGGGTGTTTGCTTTAATATATAAATTATCATACTCAGGTTGGCCCAACTTAGCAATAAATATATTTCTCGCCCATTCATAATCGGTATGCGCCTTAATGTGGCAACCGCCACAGATTGCCATTAGATTACTTTCGTCAAACATTGTTGCTTTAAACCTTCTGGAAAATATATGGTGCACTTGGGTAGAAGGTCGCTTCCCGCACATCTCACAAATAGGCCTCTCTTGCCTTATCCTTTTGGACAATAATGCCCAAAGCTTTCTTTGTAAGTCAGACTTTCTAATCTTTCTTTTTTTCATTATTGCCCCTTTTGTTTTTAGTTAGCCCAAACTTTTTTGTATAGGTTACAATCGTCATATCTGAGCATTTGCACTCAATTGCGATATCCCTTATAGTCCGTCTCTTTTTTATATACTGCTCTTTTAACCAAAGCTTGTTTAGATAATACTTGCTTCTTTGCCTTTCGTCGACAATCAATTTATGCCATAACTGGGTAAAACTACCTGGTCGCTCCAACCTTCCTGGTGGCACTTTAAAACCACTTTTTATTAGCTTGGCTACGTACTTAGAGATATTAATCTGATATAGGTAGCCCATATACCAATCGTATGCCACTATTCTTGTGCTTGGGTATTTATAAACAATATAGTTGACATACCTTCTTGCCGTATTTCTGCTAACATCAACCAACTCATATATATCTTCGAGCAAATCTTCGATAAAGATATAATTGATATATTTGTCCTCTTCGAAAATTCGCTCGAGTAGCTTCTCTATCATTTACCTTTGGCCCTTTCTTTTATAAAACGCTCCAACTCAGCCTTGGTAATCACATATTGCTTGCCCAATTTCTCAGTTTTTATCCTGCCTTTTTTAATCAGTCGCCTTGTCCAATCCGTGCTGTAGCCCAAAACCGTCGATGCCTCTCTCAAATTCAGAAAGCCTTCCATAAACTAACCCCCTTTAAAGTATTATTCTATTATCACACACATAGTTATAAAAGTCAATAATTTTGATACTATATTTGCTTAAAAATTTTAGCTCGTGTCTCTATATATATATTTTTAATAAAACTGGTAACAAGCCTTAAAACGCCTTAAATTGTTACTTTTTTACTTGAATTGTTACCCTCAATGTTCCCACTTTGTTACTACTTTTTAAGTGTTTGTTACCACCATTGTTACCAATAAAAATATATAAAATACTATTATAATAATATTATTAATATATTTATTATTATTTTTTTAAAAATGATTATAGGGGGGTAAACCCCCTAAAAAATGGTTGGTAACAAATTGGAACAAACAGGTAACAAGTAAGTAACAAGTAGAGACAAACAGGTAACAGCGCTAAAAAGGCTTATCGTCGAGCCAATCTTTAGCTTTATCGTTTACACTTACAAACCAGACACCTCTTTCATTCTCGACATAACCCTTAGCCTTCATTTTGCTTAGAGTCTTTCGTAAAACTCCATTATTGGTCCCTGGTAGGAGTTGCTGGATTTCAGATAACGGCTTTTCGCCATATTCTAAAATGCTAAGAATCATTTCTTTTAGTGTCGACCCAACATCTGCAAGAGTTTTCTTTTCGACACTAAAACGCTTATTCTCTGTCTCTTTAATCTCAAATATCTCAGGCTCATACAATCTGGTAAAGTTGCTTTTTTTATGAACCAATTGCAAAACAATGCCATCTTTATTTGAGACTTTTTTAGCATACCAAATATTTCTTGCATCGTTAAAAAAGAAAACACTTCCATAAGGGTCAGGGTTATCTGAGTTCTTAGCTACGTGCGATAACAATAACCAAGTGGTAGGTATTTTTAACAAAGTCTGAGAATACAAAGAAACAGCCTCAGGGCTAAAAACATCAGACACCATAGACTTGACAACGCTATCAACGATAATTACGTCAATCTTTTTCTCTTTAACCTCATTATAAATCTGCTCTATTTCATTGCCTAATCTTGTATGGCAAGCCCTTATATAGATATTTTTTGCGTCGCCCGTAATCTTTCGGATAGTTCTTGCTATTGCTTCCGTATTTGGGTTCTCATAGTCTAAATACAAGACATTATAACCCAATTTATCTAATCTGGTTGCTAAATAACAAGCGTAGGTAGACTTTCCCGTAGAGCCCGCTCCATAAATCAAATTTATTGCACCTTCCAAAATAAACGGCTCAATTAAAAATTTGGGCTCGTATGAGGTAACCTTTATGTCGGTTATTTTTTCAGAGCTTGCCATTACATAACGCTTTAGAAACTCTTTTTTAAAGCTCTCGACTAATTGCGATAAAACCGATTCAGATATAAAACTAACATTTAATTTTAAAGCATTAACCAAAACCCGCGTTCCCGTTGAAGAGTGGAAATTATAATTAGCCGAATATAAATCCTGCACTAAAACCTGCTCGTGCGCGCTCGTAATTTTTAAATAGCACTTTATACCATCTTTGTCTTGGAAGACAGATTTTACAGTAAAATACATTTTTAGCTTAGGATAGAAAAGCTCATATCCGAAGGGTATTTCTCTCATTTCAAATAAATCAGGCAATATATCAATCCTTCGGTGCTTCTCATAAATAGATTTTAGGGTTCTTTCTATCTCGCCTATATTCAATGGTGGGTTATTCTTGGTGTTCCAAGTAATAGCATTCTCGAGACAGTCTTCATACGATAACCCGTCATTTATCCACGAGCCCGCTAACCTTGCTAAAGTCTCATTACGACTGCCCTGCCCTGCACCCTTGTAAAGCTCAGTAATATCGTGTTTGCTCTTTTTTATCTCTAAGGCTTTTAAAATCACTTCAGGAATTTCTGCTATCTCAGTAGTCTCAAGCGGGTATTTATCGCTCCATCTGTAAACTTTTGGTGGTGTAAATTTAACAACATTGCCATCTTGAGAAACCAACTCATAAAACATAGAGGGGGAAGCTACGACATAGCCACCCTCAGACCTTACATCAAAGAACTTGCTTTCGTCGGTCTTTGCTTGTATATTTCTTATCCCTTCCTTATATCTAAAAAACAAATGGAAGTGGTTATTATCCGCCCGCGTTAATGCAATAGGGGTGGGTAATATCTCTTTCTGGTGCTCTTTAAAGAACTTGTAGCCCGTTTCATTATCTACATCAACCACAGTGAGATTGCTCACTTTGCCCGTTACAATAGCAATATTATACTTACCGTCTCCGAACCACTCTTTTAGCTCTTCGTGGGTTGGTAATCTATTCTGATATTCAATCCACGAGCTAATTGCTGGTCTTTTATCATTCTTTCTAACAGGAAACACACTAAAGCCATAGGTGTATACATACTTAACCGCCCATTCATAGATAGAGTCAGCCTCTGATAATTGTGCCATCATATCGCCCCCATAAAATAGCAATAATTCTCTCGGCTCTGACTATATCTGTTTTTCTTTCGGACTTCAAGTCGAAATTTATCCTTTCTATCATAATGGCATTAGCCATATTTACATTAAATATCAAGCCGTATCCCTTTTCTAAGCCATAATAGTAGTATGCTAAATCTTCGACAGCAAAACTTGCTCCAATTTTTACATCAAAAAAGTTTACTAAAACCTTTCTAAACATTCTTAAAGCCGTCAAAGAGCCCAATTTATTGGCTGTATCAAATAAGGCTAAGCTTAGGAAGGGGTCAAATAAATTCGCCCCAACCTCTTTGTAAATACCTTCAAAATGCTTTTGTGCTATTCTTTCCGCGTCCTGTATATAACCCTGTTGGTAAAAACTATCTATTTGCTCGAATAGTTCTGGGTTGTCTTTTTTATAAATTCCATATAACATTTGGGTATCTTTGTTTTTATAAACTTTACCATCAAGAGCAACAATTAATTCGTAAGCCTCTTTAAACATCTTTCGCCTCCGACATTTCTTTTTCTATAGCTTCAATTATAACGCCCAAGCTCTGTAAATCATCGTCTAAAAGGTCAATTCTTGCCTCAATCCTGTTTAAATATGCTATAGATTGGTTAACATTGCCATCTTTAACCTCAAAATATAGGCTGTCTAAATCTCGCTTTATCTTTTTTATTATATCTTCGTCTATTGCTAAACTGTGCTTTATCAAATCAAACAATGTTTTTATTGCCATTTTACACCTTCTTTGTTCCAAAAGAGAAACTTATTTTTTGTCCAACCACTTGCGAAATCTTTTCATTTTGTTTTGCAAGCTTTTTAGCCTTTATCGTGTCAATCTTTAACGCCTCTATATAATCGATGCCCTCTTGCTGGCACAAAGTAATAAACTCTACGGGGTCAATTATTAAATTAACCCTTTCGAAAAAGCCTATTTTTTTGTCTCCAATTACAATATGGTCGCCCGTTAGTTCTAAATGCTTTTTTAGCATTGCTTCATATTTCTTAGATAATGCTTCAATGTATAAATACTTTTCGGCTATCTCATCGATATTTAATTCATTTACACACTTTTGGCCCATTTCACAAGCCCCGCGATATTCACACATATCACAAGAAGAAGTTTTTACCTGCATTCTCTTTATTCTTTTTTTTGCTTTCTCTATCTCTGCCCTTATGTCTAAATCGGTAGATACCTCAACGAGGCTTATGGGTTGGTAGTTATTAAAGGTTGCCAATATACCAACCAATGTAGGCTTGCGAGACTCTAAATTAGCCATAGTCGCATAGGCATTCAACTGTAAAGCGTCTTTTTCATTTATATCGCTCGAATATCGACACTTTATATCGATAATAACTCTTAAATCTGGCCTTTCGATTACTAAATCTGCAAAACCAATAAATTCATAATCGTCAATCGTTAGCCTATATTCTTTTTCCGTCTCTATCTCTGCGCCTTTTAAATACTCATTTAAAGCCTCATAATTAGCTTTGCCGTCCATAAAATCCTGTTGGATTTTTTCGTGAATTTCTTTTGCTGACTCAAATTCTGGTATTTCGGTATCTGCTGGTGCTTGCTCGATGTATCTTTTTTCAAATGCCAATTTACAGCCTTTAGTCGCCTCTATCTTGCTATGGCTCCAATGCTCCATATTATACCTCTCGCAATTCATTTATTAAATGCATTACTAAAATAAACCCAACCGTATAATCTTTAAAGCTCGGCCTGCAAGGTGTATCCGCTAATCTATCATTCCAATAATGGAGAAACCTTTCGGCCGTCTTTTCTGGGGCCCCGTCCTTCCACTCCATCTTTATTATTTCAAAAATTTTTAAATATGGTGTAGCATAGCCCAATTCATTAAAAAACCTTTCTGCCTCGCCTGCGTCTCTAAACTCTTTTAGTCTCATTTTACACCTTCGCCGTCGTAAGCTTTTTTTGATTCTGGTATTTACCATCTTTATCTTTGTAACTTATTTCGCACACTTCATTAGCCTTTAGAAAAATAACTTGGGCTATGCCTTCAAAAGCATATATTTTAGCTGGTAAAGGCGTGGTGTTGGATATTTCAATAGTAACATAGCCTTCCCATTCGGGCTCGAAAGGTGTTACATTTACAATAATTCCGCACCTTGCATAGGTAGATTTGCCAACGCATATGGTTAGGATATCTCTCGGAATTCTAAAATATTCTAAGCTTCTTGCTAAAACAAAACTATTGGGTGGTATAATGCAAGAACTGCCTTCATAATCAATATAGCTATTCTCGGAAAAGTTTTTCGGGTCAATTATTGCATTGTTTACATTGGTAAATATTTTAAACTCGTCAGAAATGCGCATATCGTAACCATAACTGGAAACTCCATAAGATATAATCTTAACGCCCCCGATATCTTTAATCTGTTTGCTCTCAAACGGCTCTATCATTCCATTGATTGCCCTTTTAATAATTTCTTTATCGCTCAAAATCATTTTGCACCTCTTATAAATCTTTTATTTTTATTATGCCAAGCTCTTTTAACTGCTTTTCGACTTTTTTAAGCTTGTATTTACTAATAAATAACTCTTTAGAAAACTTTTCTAATTCAATCTTACCATCAATGTTCCCAAGAATTCCATAAATAACCACTAACTTAGTTTCGGGTATTAGCATTTCGTCTGTCAATGTATTTTGTATAACGTAAATTTTATCGGCCAACGAGTTCTTTTTCATTCCACACCTGCCTTTACCAATTCAATCATTACCTTATTTGCCTCAGACTTTCTTATTTTATCAATGGATATTATTGAGCGCCCAATAATCTTAGTTATAACTTGTATGGCTTCGTCCTCTTTTAGGCCTTTTCGCTCTATTATCTGTTGAATATTTTTAACTTGCTTTTCATCGATAAAAGGCTCATTTTGCTCTTTTGTCTCTTTCATTTTTTCTTGAGCTTTTACTTGTGCTTCTTTGGCCTTTTCAATTTCTTTCTTAATGTTGGTATTTATGGCTTCTTTGTCAGCTTCTAAATCATTAGCGTCAGTGTCTTCTTCGGTTGCCAATCCCAACGCCAAAGATATAGAATATCTCTTAGCATAAGTTAAGGCCGTAGCCAAAGACTGGATAGGTAGCATAAATTCCGAATATTGCACTATTGCCTTGAATTCAGTAATCTCTTGGTGGCCCGCTTCGTGGCTTATAAAACATCGCACGGTAATGGTTGTTTTATCTTGGTATTCGGCCTCGAAACGGTAAGACAACCCGTGCTTATTTAACAGTGGCTTTATTGCCTCAACTACATCGTCGAAGCTTGCATAATTATAGCGGACTGTTTTGCCGTCTCTATTATATACCGTCTTAGTCTTTTTTATTGCTGGTAACTCACTTTGGAACTCGGACAAAGACTTATAGAAAACCTTTTTAGAGGCCATTTTTTCTGCCTCTGCCTGTGCCTCTAACAATTGCTTTAAAAGCTCCATATTATTCAGCTCCACTGCCTTAGAAATTAACTCTCTCATTTTGCCACCTCTTGGTATAGTTTTAGAAATATTTTTTTATACATATTTTTTTGTGGTCCCTTCGCCTCTTTATACTTCAAATAGTATTGGACACACTTAGCCCAAGTATACACTTCGGACAATCCTTGTTTAGGAAACCACATCTTAGGCACTTTAGGCTGGTCCTTAGCTATTGCCTCAACTTCCGCCTTTAGCCTGTTGAATACATTTAACGCCCTCGCATAGGTAATATGGTTAGTTTGTAAATACCACATTAGAGCCCATATGCGATAAAACCTGTTTAGCTTCCCTTGTCTCGTGGAAGGCTTTTTTTGGTGCATATATGCAAATAGCTCCACTTCAAGAAACTTTAGCGAGTGCTTTTTAAATTTCTCGACTATAGCTAAATTGTGAGGCTCTGGTAGCCTCTTAATTTGCATATAGTCGCTCAATAACATTTCTTCCGAGAACTTGAATCTTGGCTTGTAATTTACCATAATAACCCCCAATTAACATTGGCTAACTCAAGAAAAATCAATAAAACTAATATTAGGTCAATAATGCCAAAAACCCAAGTGATGCCCTTTCGGGTATTACTTCCATAATCTTTGTAATCAATCATATAACCCCCTTAAAACGGCTCGCCGTCTTCGAACCTTTCTTCGGCTTTCTCTTTAGAACCATTTATAAATTGAAAACCACTAAGGACAACGTCCATTCTTTGTTTGTTGTTGCCCTCTTTATCCTGCCACTTTTGTAGCCTCAACCGACCTTCAATAAATATAGCGGAGCCCTTTTTGCAATACTGAGATATTGTTTCGGCCTGCTTCCCGATTGCCGTAATATCCAAAAAAAGCACTTCGTCCTTGTCCTTGCCTTTGGTATTCACAGCAAGGCCAAAAGACCCAATCGCCACATTAGTGGCTGTATACTTCAGCTCGACATCTCTTGTGAGATGCCCAATCAAAAAAACACGATTCAAATTCGGCATAAGCCCCCCGACATAACGCCTACTTTATCCTGCCATACGGTCAGGCGTCAGCGTCCTTATTTATTACTATGGTCATATTGCTATCTTTAGTAACTGCCCAAACTAAGGCTATAATCCAACCCAAAACAGTCCAACCAAGAAGCAAATTCAAGGTTAGGATAGCAAGGTTATTTTTCTTTTTACTTAATAAAGCAATTACGGTTGGCATAAAATAAACCAATAAAATAATAATGGCGGTGCTCATAAAGCACCGCCTATAGGAACAACATTGTGTTCCACTAAATAAATTTTATCGAACTCGTCGTCGTAATCCAATTCATAGACCGTGATTCCATCTATATTTGGATTGCCATTGTCTTTAAATTTCTTGCCATTTATATCAACGTATGTATCTTTATCTGCTTTGTATACTATCATAACCGAACAAGCGTCTAAAGCACTTAAAAAGCCCTTTCTTGAAGCTAATAATCTAATCATTTGAAACCTCTGATTTTATAACTTTAGGTGGGCATAGGTGCTCGCCCAACTCTATCACATTAATGGCCTCGCCATTAACGCTAATGAATATGCCCTCGCTATCCGTTACATTGTTAATAAAATATTTGCCCTCGCCCTCGTAGACATTCAGGTGGTTGTGGTTATAACCACCAAAATCCCATTCGCCCAGTAACACTGCTTTTACCATTGGAAACCTCCAAAAAGTTTTTAGGATTTTTCAATCCTTTAAAGACATCTTATCAAATTAAATTTATTTGTCAAGCGTTTTTATATTTTTTTTTACGCCTGACAAATAACCTTTTTAAGCCTTATTCTTTATTAATATCTCTAAGGCCTTTTTTATTCTTCCACTATCAGCCTCAGAGATTGCCTCGGGCCCGCCCATTCTTGTTATTACCATAATCAAACCATTGGCCCACTTTTTTGGGGCCCTTACATATAAATACATTCTTCCTGCCCTTACTGTGGCTGTTTGCTCGCCCGTCAATGCCTCAACAGTTACGGCCACCGTTTCTATAAACTCTTGGCTCGCATTTTCGATTTCAAAAAACCCCCAGCCCTTTTTGGACTGGAGTTCCATAATCTCTATATTGTTCATTTTTGTCCCCTTTTAGCATAGTCTGTTCTTACTACTATTGCCTGCATATCTAACTCATTGCCCGCAGTTATTTTTGGTATACTATTAAACACTATTAAATCGGTTGCCTCAACAGCTATGCCGTCGCTCCATTTAAGAGCTTTTACATCACGGGTGTTTTTTAATCTTATTACAATCTTTTTGCCCTCGTGGTCGCATACAAATTCTTTCCCGAGATAATCTTCGAACCTTTTTGCGAGCTCTAACATTAAGTTCAAGCTCATTCCTTCTGCATCTGCCACTAAAATACCGTGTCCTGCCTTTTCTACCAAAGCCTCTAAAACCTTTGAGTTGCTTGCTCCGTTCATTTCAAACCTCCGAAACTTTTTTTAGGACTTTCTCAATCCTTAAAAGACACTATATCATATAAAATTTATTTGTCAAGTTTTTATTAAAAAAATACCGTCAGATTATATTAAGATAATAATAAAAATCAAGCCGTATATTTTTTTTATTATTTTTTTATAAAAATTTTATAATTTTTGGGCAAAAAAAAAGGCCTTTCGGCCTCGCTTAAATATAGGCCTTTCGGCCTATTTATTTAATATATAATCTACGGCTTTTTGGGCCATAGAAGAAGCTTTAATTATGGAAGATTTTTTATCTTCCCTTAAAAAATCCGCCCAACTACTAACATAGCTTGCGGTGTTTTCAATATGGGCTGGTTTGCCCATTACCGTGCATAACATTGATGCTCCAATCTCTGCAACCAATTCTTCGAGCGACCTTTCTGGTGTCTCTATAAATCCAAGTTCGAACCTGCCCAATCTCTTGGGGTGCCCTGTAGAGTGCACACATTCGTGGGCGAAGTTCGCATCATAAAATTCATTTTTTGTAGGAGCCAATACTATAGAATCACTGTTTGGAGCGTAAAAGCTCGCTACCGTATTGGCTAATTTAATTGTTATATTCTCTCTCTTGCAATAATCGTTTAAAATATCATTATTGCAAGTCTCTATTTTTTCTTCTTCATAGCCCTCTAATTGGCTTGCATTAAATACATTGTAATATCTTAATACAAACCTTTTAGATGCTTTTTCTTCCTCGTCTTCAGTTTCTAAATCTTTCCAAAACACAACCATTGTTGCTTTGGAACCTTTTTTTACCTTTAATCCCAATTCTGTGGCCTGTTTAAAAGTCGCCCAATTTGGACTTTTAAACCCGTTTGCTGTTGCTACTGCATTTAGCAACAGGCTATTAATTCCGCGATATTCTTTTTTCGATACAAGATTTTTGTTAGCTCTGCCTGCATAAGGACTAACCCAAGGAGCAATTCCTTGCTCCATTGCCTTTAAAATCTTTTCAACTACCAAGTCATAAACATTCATTTCGAAACCTCCAAAAGTTTTTTAGGATTTTAACCAATCCTTAAATCTAACTATATCAAATATTTTTTATTTGTCAAGTATTTTATTATTTTTTACCGTTAGATTATGCTAAGATAATAATAAAATCAAGCCGTATATTTTTTTTATTATTTTTTTATAAATTTTAGGCAAAAAAAAAGAGGCCCGAAGGCCTCTATCTTTTTCTATTTCTTTTTTATTTTTTTCTATTTTTATCTAACGCTTCGACTATCTTTTCAAGCCTTGTGTATATTTCATTAGTTATGCTTTCGTCGCTTTCATTATTTACAGCTGGGCATATTGTAACTATTATCGAGACCCAGCCCTTCGAGCTCATATAAAACAAATCATCGTCTTCGACTAAGACATTATCACTATAAGAGCCTGTTCTTTCTTCAACTATCTCATCGATAGCCTCAAGAAGGTTTTCGCTTACCAGGTATTCAGAAGCATTTACAACAAGCGTAGACCTGCCTGCCTCAACCTGTTTCTCAAACTCTTTTAAAGTTTCTAAGTAATCCATTTGGAACCTCCGAAAAAATTTTTTAGGATTTTAACCAATCCTTAAGACTAACTATATCAAATATTTTTTATTTGTCAAGTATTTATTAAAAAAACACCCTTAGATTATATTAAGATAACAATATAATTAAACCGTATATTTTTTTTATTATTTTTTTTATTATTTTTTATCAAAAATCTCTAAAATTAACACTAATTATATTAAAGTATTTTGGGCACCGTCGCCGTCATTTATATTGTTTTTTATTAAACTTTAGGACACTATATCACATTAAATTTATTTGTCAAGTTTTTATTAAAAATATTCAGTTAGATTATGCCATTAAGATAATAAGAATAAAGGCATTAAAAAATTATTGTTTTTTTTATATTTTTTTGCAATAAAAGAACCCCAATAGCTGGCAAAATACTATTGGGGCGCTGGCCTAAAAAAAGAGGAGATGTGAACTTAACGGAGGTTTCTATTGCTATTATAGCAATAAAATATATAAAAAATCAAGTATAAACGCCCCTAAGGGCGTCTAACTATTGAGTAGGAAACACTTATTAGAGCCACCCAATAAGGTGGCATACAGCAAAATTTACCATTAGGCTAAATACATTATAAACATTTAAACCATTTTGTCAAATCCAAGTTGCCGTGCCCGCTTCTAATTGCTTTATTTGATTAGAGAATTCTTTTTGCCATTGGGTTGTTACTTTATCGGCCACTAAGTCCAAAATCTTTTTAAACATAAATTCTTGGCCATAAACTTTAAGAGCAATTAACTTGCCACTTGCTTCACGCCCAAAGACTAATGGTGTTCCGCCTTGCCCTCTTGCGATAAAAACACCCTCTATATTTCCAATCTGCCAATTGCCACCACTTATAATAGTTTGCTGGCCTTTTATAATCTGCACTTGCACCCCGCCCGTTGCTTGCTTTCTTGTCCCTTTGGTGGTTAATTCAAATTTGCCCTTTTTAGTTCTAATCTGAGTTTTTACTCTATCGCTTATTTGGACTGGGTTAAAATAGGACATTAAAATAGGCTCGCCTACTACCGATATTTCGGCTTTTGTTTCGTTATATTTGGTAGATATTTTTTTATCTAAATCGGATTTTTTTATATTAAAGCCCAATTTATCTCTAATGTCGGAGCTTGCCTCTGTCTTACCGCTTCTAATAGAATTTTTTAAAGCAAACTTAATCGCTTTATTAATTTGCTGAGGGTTGTATTTTTCTTTTATCTGCTCCACGCCTTCAAGCTTAATTGAAACTTCCATTATAACAGCACCAATATGGCTATTCCGAGACCCGCGCCCATTATAAAATACTGAACTTTATCGCCTATAGAGGGTTTTTTGTGGCTTACACACTCGTCGTAAGCATTTTTATAATTGTTTGCAATAGTTTGCTGAAGCTCCACTTGCTCTTTAAGAAGACCATTTTGTTTAACTAAAGCCTCGTTCTGGTTTTTTAAGTTCTGGGTTAGCTCTTGATATTCTTTTATTTCTTGGTCTAAAACTCTTTTTTGCTCCAATTCAACAACCATATTGGAAGCGTCAGAAACACTAAAGCAAACCTTATCTTCGGCAAATACTGTTGTTGTTCCAAACAAAAAAAAGGCTATTAAAAAAACACTAATTAGTCGGCGCATATCCCAACCCCTTAAATCTTTCTTTTAGTTCTTTTACACTTTTAGGCTCCGTAATCTTTTGCCTCTTATATTCATACTTAGTGATTGTTTTTTCTTTCAATTCTTGCTCTTTTTTTAAAACATCTAATTGGTCTTGCAACCCCTTAATCTGGTCATCTTTTTCTTTTACTAACTTTTCTAAAGACTTATTCGTGTCTCTAATTACCTTTTGCTCGCTTTTATAATTGGTTATATCGACATAGACTATATACGCAAGGACAATAAAAACAAACCCCGCGATATACCATTTATAACGATTCAGAAGACTTACCAATATCTGCATTCAACCCCCTGGTATTTAATACCTTGTTTATACACTTTTAGAGAATATTCGTAATTAATATCACAACTGCCCCGCCATTGTTTGCAAACCCCGCCTTGTCTCCAAACACAAATAGATTGGTTATATTTCGCTACGCATACATCGAGAGCCCTTTCCCAATTGCCTTGCCCTTCCACTGCCTCACGATTCACATAATAAGCACTGCGGTTATATATCTGGTATATAACCCAAAGCTTTTTAATCTTGGCCCGCTCTTGCGCGTCCTTAATAATATAAGCTTGCGATAAAAAATAATCAAAATTATCTTTTTGCTTCCAATTATGGAAATACTTTTTTAGAACTTTATCCCAAAAAACGGGAGTAATTTGTGCATACCCAAGACTACCAATCCCATCTAAGCTTGTTCGCCAAATACAATTGGTCTCGACTTCAATTTGTCCCAAATTAAACTGGTAAGGGTAACTAATTCCGAGCACAAATTCGCTTGCATTTTTTACTTTTGGTATTAAAACTCTGCAATCTGCCCGTGCTATGGAAAACATCAAAAGAAAAACTAATAAAACCCTCATATCGCTACGCTAATGGCCCGCCACGCTTGTTTAGTCCTTCAGACTTACAATTACACCTAAAAATCGTTTGCAACGCTTGTAGGCCCCTTTACGAATATGTTTTTTTAGCCAAAGGCAATAATTATAGAACTACTTAATAGGATAGTTAAATAATAGGCCACTTTAAGCCTTGCGTCTGCGTCCCATTCAATATGTCCAATCCTTAAAATTCTAAAAATATAAGCCAAAGAATACCATAGAGAAACTAAAAAAACTTTCTTAAACACAAACTGCAGTGGTGCATAAAATAAGCCAATAATTCCACTTGCAAAAATAAACAAACCAATCAAAATAATTGTGTTTTGCAACCCAAAACCTTTTAAATAATCTTTTAGACTTTTTTTCATTTATACCTCTAAAACCCTTTAATTTCGATAATGCCATTATACACGGTCGTGCTATTCGGAGCCGTTATCGTTAAAGCTGTGGTGCTCACAGATAAAGTTAGACCAGTGGTATTGGTTACTATTACAGGGGTATTAGTAAAAGCCACAGGGAAAGTTATGGTTTGGTCCGTTGAGGTGTTATTCTCATAACCGTTTGCTTGCATTCCCAAAGCCTTAAACTGCCCTTGCAAATACTGTGAATATTGGATATTGCCCGCCGTCGTTCCCGTGAGGGTTGCTACTAAATTACACTTTATCGCTCCACTTGCTTGGATATTACCATTTACATCTATTCGCTCACTTGGGGTTGCCGTTCCAAAACCAGAAAAACCCGTTGCGCCTATTATCGTAATTTTAGGGGTTATCGCTCCGCCCGCAACTCCACCGTCTTTAGTAAAAAATTGGATATTGCCTGAGAATTTTCCGTCATCAACTCCAGCTATTCTCGCACCAGGGCCAGAGCTTGAGGATTGGTCTGTATAGGTGTAAAAATCTATCGCACTGCCCGTCCCAGTCCCGCCATAGCCATTTATTAAATTTAACTGTGTTTTTATTCCCGCACCGTTATTAGACAAATTTAAAGGTGCTATAGAATAATACGTCCCTGCTGGCGGTGTTCCAAAAAGGACATTTGCATTTACTTGCAAAGGGAAAGTGGGTGATGTGGCATTTATTGCCAAAAAACTTCCGCTTGGTATAGAAACCGTCCCCGTAAAAGTTGGGTTATTTATCGGGGCACTAACAAAATTTGGGTAATAACTCAAAACATAATTATAGCCATCACAAAACAGATAATACATTCCGCCCTTAAGTGGCCCGCTTAATACAACCGAAGAACTCCAGACGCCGTTCCAAAAGATATTTACTCCAGAAGGCGGTTGCAATGTATAAGAATAGTTAGTGCCATTATTACCCATAAAAGTTACATAAAAACCCGTAGATACTGCTGGCAAGGTAACCGTTACATTTGAGCTTGGGTTGTTTAATTCTATCACAGAGCCACTATTTGATTGGGTTAAAGTGGTATTCGCACTTATAATGCCTACATTAACCGTAATTATATTATTAGCAACCGTTGAGCTACTAACCCCTACATATTTAGAATCTACGCTATCGTAGACAAATATCATAGCGGTCAGAGAATTTGCCGTAGTTGAGGGTTGGAAACCATTTACGACACTACTGCCCCAAGTTATTACTCGTCCGCCCGTGGAGTCTTGCTTTATCAATAAGATACATTTACCGCCCGCTCGCCCATTGCTAAAATTTATCGTTGTGTTTCCCGTTAAAGTTACAATTTGCGAATCGCTTACACTCCAATCAACCGTAATATTACTTGAAAAGGTTATTTGGTTTAGAGATAAATTAAATCTATTAAAGAAACTATTAATCGTTTGAAAATTGGTAGAATATATATTATTCCAGCCCGTTGTGCCGTAGGTTGCCGTTTGCAACCCCGTTGGTGATAATGTAGCCATATTGCCCCCTTAATTTATAGAATATACGCCGTCAGATGCTCCAACATATAGAGACTTGCTCGGCGAATACTTTCCATTGTTATAATGCCTTACGCTTACCGTGAAGGCTCCCGCATTATTAACCACTATATTTGGTGTGGTATAAACCGTTACATTACTTCCGATGGTAACCTCGAAACTTCCCTCAACCAAAAATGGGTAGGTATCGGTGTAGGTATCCGCGTTTTGGTAACCCGCTCCATCTAAATTAGCTTTAGTTACTGCAAATATATCAATATTTACATTTGCCCCGCTTCTTGTGGCTATTATAGCCTGCGGAGCAATTGGTATATTTGCCTTATTGCTCAAATTTACTTGTATAGCTGTAACCTGTGATAAATCTAAAACAGAGTTCATAACTATTGGGGCCACTTTCAAATAAAAGGTATTTACATTATACGGAACGCTTAAAATATTGTCTCCGATATTATTAATCCACGCTTGGGCTCCACTACTGTGGTCTGCTTTTGTGGTCCATAAAAGACCCCTTATTATACCTGTAATGCTATAATCTGCGGTCCCATAGGGGTTAAGGTTTTGAAAAGCCATTATCTCATCGTCCACTACTAAAACCCTTTTTTGAGTAAACAATCCCGTGCTATCTGTGCTCGCATAAGTATAAAACTCTTTATAAGGTGTAAACAATAACCCATTGGGGTCTATATCATAGGTGTTGGAGCTATAAGGCCCGTCTAAAACTCCAGCCGTAGCCCAAGAACTGCAAGTGGTTAGCAACTCATAATTAGAGCCGTCCGTGCTTCCATATACAGCAAAACCAGTTTCATAGCCCATTTCTTTATTAGCAAGAATTAAAAGTGCTGGGTTAGATATTCCGCTTATATAGTCTAATTCTACAATCTTAATATGGGTTAAAGGGGTAGCCGTAAAGGTAGGTTGCACCCATTGTGTCCCGCCAACATTTAAGAAGTTGGTGTCCATTTGCGCTTCGGTCTGTTCTAAAAGTTGCATTGTTATTTCATTGCTATCAATCGCTGGCTCGCTTATCGAAAGAATTCTAAAATTACCATTTAAACCAATATCAGAATTTATTACCGTTAAAACATCGCCTATAGAGTACATCGCATATTTAATCGGTAATTTTAAATTTAAAGTCATTCTCGGGTAACTGCCTTGCTTCATAAATTCAGACAATCTCGACATCGCTGTCGCTTGGTCTATAAAAGCCGTCAAATCTATCTCTTGGCGAACCTTCATTCCCGCTAACAATTGGGTTGCTGGGTTCTCAAGAATTAGTGTTCTTGTTACTCCATTATCTACATAATTGCCAACAAATTGGTTGTAGATTGTATTCCAACTGGGCTTTGCTAAAGAGAAACTTATCCAATCGTCTTGTATGGTTCCTACTGGTGCATCGTCAGGTCTAAATATCTTTATTACAATCTTGCCGTCAGAATCATAATCTAAATAGCTATCGACAAACTCTAAAATCTTATTCGCGCCCTCTTTAGCTTGTGTAGAAGAAGATATAACATAATTAATGCCCCAACCCTTGCTATAATAATAATCTGAGGCCTGATTAAAATTATCGTAATTCACATCGTTTGGGTTCAACCCCGCTATATTCACAAGCAAGTCATATACCGCCCCTGCTGGGTTAGAGCCATTAGACATATTTTCATTTCTCAAGCCCGTAGATAAAACCTTTTGGATTTTAAAATTTATTGTAGGAACGTATGTTTTATTTTCGCCACAATATAACCTCTTAAAAAATATATGCGCCACTCCAGGTATAGACGAAGCATAGTTTAGCTGTGGAGCGTCAGCCGTTGTTGGGTAAACTCCATTGGTGCCATCATTAAACTTCTGATAAAGGCTCGAGACACCTTTAGTGGTGTCTGAATCTTCATACATAGTTATTAAATTAACCTTGCCTTGTGCTATGCCCTGCCAAACGTCCATATAATACTTGTAACCCGTTACAACATCACCGCCCCCGCCACCTTTACCGCCCGCCTTTTGCTTCTCTTCGACGGTATAAAGGTTGCCGTAAAAGATAATATTTCCAGGTATATTTACTATTCCATAAGTCAGAGGCACGGGTTGCCCTTCATTTGTTTGGGTTACCTGAAAATCAGCGAAACTCGCGGGCTTCATATTCATTGTTGGCTTAGGGGTAAAAATAGAAGAAATTAGGGTTAGCCCAACCATTACTAAACCCAATATTAAACTACCCGATAAAGCCCAAGTTAGCCCGCCCGTTATAAAAGCGC